AAAGGAAAAAGACTACTAAAAAACAAAAGGATTCTCAGGCCCGCAGAGATGCAGAAAAGGAGCCTGGTCAGTTTTTTGTTATAAATAAAGAAAATGAAGCTGCAAAAATTTACAAAATTACAGGTATTCGTTTAACTAAAAAAGAAAGACGAAACCTTTTTGCAAAACTTTTAATTTTTTTACGCGGCAAAGAGAGTCGTATACGACTAGACCCCGAGCTTAAAAGATTTCTTATTTCTCAAAAACCAAGATTTAAACAAAAATCCGGGGATGCTGTTTTCATTACTTCAAGTTTTGATGCCTCAAAAAGAATTAAGTTTAAAGCAAAGAATACAACAGATATTTCTCAAATACAAGCAAATTTTTTAAATAGCTTAGAAAGGGTAAGAAAAAATGTAACAGCTAAAGAGTTGTCTTTAGGATCCCAGATAGGCCACGGAGAACGAGGAATTGCTGCTTCACAATTTGGATTAGACAGAGCTATTGACGAAGCAAAAGAAAAATACGATTTATCTGATTCAGAAGTATCTCAATTAAAAACTATAGTATTTAAACAAAGAGATAATTATAACTTAAAAGTAGATGCTAGTCATCAGCAGTTTATTTCGTCTGATAAGTTTAGTAAAAAATTTAGTTTTGTACTAAGCTCTCAATATTTTGACAAAAATAAACGCGACGCTATAGTAGAAAGAAAAGCTTTCGAAGATACTATTGCAGATTTTGAAGTATTAGAGCAAGAGACAAGTACTAAGCCTGTAAAAGCACTAGAAGAAGTTTTTACTGCAACTATAGCGCCTAAAAACTCAAAAGTGTCTAAAGGTAGAGGACGCAAAAAAGTTAAAGAAAAGTCAAACGCAAATGCAACTAAAAAACAACAAAATGAAAGATTTGTTGCTTATGGAGGCACACGAGGGGTTCCTATTAGTTCTTCTGTTCGAACTTCAAGACAGCCAGAGTCTCCTGCGTCTAAGCCTTTAAGGTTAATGGCTATGCTTAATCAAAAACTACCCGACACAATTGTAAAAAATATGGGGAGTCCTGCACTAGAAAATCAAACAGGAAGATTTGCTTCTTCTGTAAAAATTACAGATATATCAAAAACTCCACAAGGCTACCCTAGTATAGGCTATAGATATATGAAAACTCCATATCAGACGTTTGAACCAGGGTTTAAGCAGGGCAGCCCGGAGCTAGACCCAAGAAAGCTAATTAATGCTTCAATCCGAGAAATTGCAGCAGAGTTTGCAATTGGACGTTTTTATACTAGGAGAGTATAATGTCTAGTAGAACTTACACATCAAGGCGTTCTAATATTTTAAATGCTCTTGTTACAAAACTTAAGGACATTGATGGGTCAGGGGCTTTTTTAACTGATGTTGCAAATAATGTAGAGCCTCGCCTAAAATTCTGGGATGAAGTTCAAGATTTTCCTGCTATTCATTTAAATGCAGGCACTGAAACAAGAGAGTATCAAGGTGGAGGCTTTAAAGATAGATTTCTTGGAATAACAATTCGCTGTTACGTATCTGATGACACAGACGCTACAGAAGCCTTAAATTTATTAATGGAAGACATAGAGACAGTTCTTGAGGATAATTCAAGACTTAAGTACTATGATGCAATGAATAATGAGTACAACGCTCAGCAAATTACCATTATCAGTATCGTTACTGATGAAGGTGTACTCGATCCTCTAGGCGTCGGTGAAATCGAGATAGAGGTTCGTTATTAGAAAATACTGGCACGAACAAATGTTCACGTCCAAGTCTTTTCAAGTTACATAGGAGATAAACTATGGCAGTCGATACTTTATATTTCAGTAGAGACAGTAAGATGTATATTGAGATCGGGTCTAATGTATGGGAAATTCCTGTACTGGATGGCTTTAGCTTCTCACAAGCAAACAACTCAACCGAAGTTACTCTTTCAGAGATGGAAGATAGCGCAGGCACGAGTAAGCGTGGACGAAAAGTATTTAACGACTCCTTAGCTCCTGTTGAGTGGTCTTTTAGCACTTATGCTCGTCCTTTCCTTTCAGAAGGCGGTAGTACCGCAGGTAATGCAGAAAAAGATGGTACAGATAAGCATCACGCAGTAGAAGAAATTTTGTGGGCCTTAATGGCAGGACCCGCAACTTATACTGCTCCAGGGGCTTCTCAAGCTACAGTTCTTTCGGGCTTAACTTTTAGCTCTACAGCGGCTCCAGATACTAGTGCAGGCACGGGTTTAACAGCTTTATCTTTTGCTGGCTCAAACAAAGCGACTCTTGGAACTTGTAATATTTATTTCTCGCTTGATGACGGGGGTACTGACCCGGTTGTATACAAGTTAGATGAAGCAGTAGTAAATGAAGCATCAGTTGATTTTGATGTAGATGGTATTGCTACAATTGCATGGTCTGGTTTTGGTAAAACTCTTGTAGAGGCTTCAAAGCCTACTCGTACAGTATTTGAAGCAATTGGCGCTTCAAATAACTTTATTCGTAACCGATTGACTCAGCTAGCAATTACTGCTAATGATGCAACTACATTCCCCGGTTCTGGCAGTGGTGTGTACACACTAACTCTTACAGGCGGAAATATTACTATTTCAAACAATATTTCATTCCTTACTCCAGAAACTCTTGGAACAGTAAACCTTCCAATTGGTCACGTTACTGGAGCTCGTTCAGTAAGTGGTTCGTTCAGTTGTTATTTAGGTCTTGATTCTGGTACTAATACCGGTACTTCTACAGACTTCTTTAATGACCTTACGACTCAAGCAGCACGAAACAAAATTGTAAACTCTTTCAACCTTACATTTAAGTTAGGTGGAGTAGGAGATGCAGCTGCATTTACAAATGATCAAGGGCCTCGTTACCAATTTAACTTCCCAACAGCTCACTTTGAGATTCCTGCACACAGTGTAGAAGATGTAATCTCAATTGAGACTACTTTCCAGGCACTGCCTTCTACAATTAGCGGAACTGATGAAGTAACTGTTAAATTCGCGGGCGCTAACCCAGCATAATAAAAATAATGATATACTAAGGGGCTTCGGCCCCTTTTCTTTACTCCTACCAAAAATAATTCTTGACATCTCACCTCGTTTCACCTATAATTACAGAATACAAATTTACACTCTTAAAGGACACAAAATGAGCGATTCACAAATTTCTTTAGCGAGTCTTATGACTCCTAGCAAAACAGTTTCTATTGACTTTCCTGGGTACTCAGACATGAAAGTTAGCTTATGCTATTTAGCACGAGAAGAACTGTTAAAATTGCGTAAAAAGTGCGTAAGCACAAAATTTGATAAAAAAACTCGTCAACCTGAAGAGGTTTTAGATGAAGACAAGTTTCTTGTAGAATATTGCAAAGCTGTTATTAAAACATGGTCTGGCTTGAAGTTTTCATACCTAGAAGAGCTTCTTTTGGTAGATGTCTCGGCCTATGACCCTGAAGATGAGCTTCCCTATACACAAGAAAATGCAGAGCTTCTTATGAAGAACTCTAGTGTTTTTGATACTTGGGTTACTGAAACAGTAGGTGACCTTGAAAATTTTACTGGAAGCAACTAGAGGAGATAAAAACTCTTCTAACTAGATTTGTAAAAGAATCTGAGTCTAAAATAGATGTTGACAAATATTTACTTATTTGTGAGCAACTAGGACAGGAGCCAGACCCTAACAAAATGCCGCTCGAGCTTTCGGAATTTCCCGAAGAAGTTCAAGTGGCATTTTTTATGTTTAGCCTTCTACCGGATCATTGGGAAGGCATGAGCGGAACATATATGGGTAAATATTGGAACGGCTTAGAGTACTTTTTTAAAGTATATGAAGTAGATAATCCAAAAGTAATTTTATACATAATGAAATTATACGAAGCAATAGTAGTAGAAGACAGAGCAGAAAAAGCAAATCGTAAACGAAAGCAATCTGAGCAACAAGCTAAGGTAAGCGGCGGAAAAACATACGCCCATAATATAAAAGGCTAATGGCAAAGAAAATTACAATTGATATTGAAGTTAATGGCAAGATGCAGAAAGCCACTGTGTCTGCTAAAAAGTTACGAACTGCTTTAGATGACGTAGATAAAGGCCAGAAAAAAGTAGGTAAGTCTGCTGGAGAAACTGATAGACGAGTAAAAGGCGCCGCACAAGCAACTGCCAATGGCACAAAAGAATTCGCAAAAATGTCCCAAGGTATGGGAGGCTTAGTAGGTATCTATGCAACTATTGCAGCTCAAGTTTTTGCAGTTACGGCAGCTTTTCAGTTTTTAAGAAATGCTATGGAGTTCAGTAATCTTGTAGCAGGTCAAGAGGCTTTGGCGGCTACAACTGGTATTGCCTATAAGACAATGACTGGAGCAATTCAAGAAGCGACAAATGCTCAGTTAGGTTATCAAGCAGCAGCCCAAGCAGCAGCAATTGGTACTGCCTCAGGGCTTTCTGCTAGTCAATTAGAGGGGCTTGCTAAAGCCGCAAAAAATGCTTCAGTAGTTTTGGGAAGAGATTTAAGTGACTCTTTTGACCGTTTAATACGAGGTACTACAAAAGCCGAGCCCGAACTTTTAGACGAATTAGGTATCGTATTGCGTTTAGCTCCTGCTACGGAAAAGTATGCTGTTGCTATAGGAAAAGCAGCCGGAGATCTTACAGCATTTGAACGAAGTCAAGCTGTAGCAAACGAAGTTTTGGAGCAAGCAGAACGAAAGTTTGGAGACGTAGAAAAACGAATCGATCCAACAACTGCTTCTCTTAACCAGTTTTTTAAAGCATTTGAAGATATAAAAAACACTATTCAAACTACTATCGCAGGGCCTATAGCAGCCATTGCTTCTTTTCTTAGTGATAATATAGTAGCCCTTACAGGGGTTCTTGCCTTATTTGCTACAAGCATTGCACGCCTTTTACTACCTAATATTGCGGACTGGAGAGCTTCTTCTGTTGCAACAATTGAAGAAAATAAAATACGTCTTGCTGAATTGCGTGCGTCTCTTGATGCTACTAGAATGAAGTACAATGCTTTAAGTGTATCAGAGGGAGACGCTTTAAAAAGGGGCTACTCTCTCATGGGGGCTAAAAAAGCTCCTACCTCAGGCGCAGGCGCATTTTTAGCAGGAAATGTTACTGGAGGGCGTGCTCGAGCAGCTGCAGATAAGGCATTAAAGCATTCAGAAAACCAATTAAAAAATGGTATAAAAACTCGAACAGGACTATTAAAAGATTTTTCAAAAACAGAAATAACAGAGCTTCGTAGAACTTATAACATACGAGCAGGTTTATTAAAAGCAGGGGACCTAGATTTTAAACAATCTATGGAAGCGAGAAAGCTTGAAGCAAAAATGTTTGGCCTTGAGGTAGAGACTCAAGGACAGAAAGCAAGTGGTGCATTTGCTCGAGTTTCAGGAGGAATAGCAAAAGCCGTAGGGGTTGTAGGAAGGTTAGTGACTGCATTTAGTCTATTAGGTCTGGCTTTTAGTGTTGTGACAACTATTTTTGGTTTCTTTAATAAAGCTAATGAAGAAGTCGAAAAAATGAATAAAGAACTAGATAAAGCCACAGAAAAGTTTAAAACCCTAAATAATGAGCTTAAATTAGCCTCTACTTATAGAGAAGGATTTGTTGATATAGGATCTGCAGCTTCAGGGAAAGCCGGTTCAGTTATAAGCTTGGATATTGAAAGCACTATTAAAAAAATGAAACTTCTTGAAAATGAAACTGCTCAGTCAGCAAAAGGATTTGACAATTTCAAAACAGCCTTAGGAGTAACTGCAGAAGAAGCGTTTAAGTTAGACGAAAGATTCAAGCCTCTACTCGATGCCCAGCAAGAAGGAAGAGCTTTACGAGTAGATGAAATAAAACAAGTTCGCCAAGTTGCAAATGAGTACGGAAATTTGTATAATGCTTTCAATCAAGGAAAGCAAATGACAGATGCTACAAACGGTGCTGTAAGTAAATTAATTGGAAACTTGCAAAAACCTTTTGGATCAGAGGCATTAAACTCTATTTCGGCAGAATTAAACAATATAAGCACAACGTCTGTAACATTAGGAGAAGAACTAAGTGCACTAAAAGATAAAGAGCCAAAACTTACAACTTTAAATACCGGCGTTGCAATGTTTAATGACGAGTTGGTTAAGTTTGACGACAATGGAAAAGCTCTTACAGATGGTGCAAAGAAATTCGTAGAAGCACAAAAAGCTCATACAACAGCAGTAGAAGAGTCTAATGAAGAATTAATAGAGCAAGGAAAGAGAAAACAGTACTTACTTAAACTGCAGAAAAATTTAAATGCTGCCGTAATAAAAATTAAAAATCTGAGAAATAACGAAAATACAGCCCTTCTTGAGGCTGCAAAAATGAAAACAGCAGGTATAACCCTCGACCAAAAACAAGCAAATATAGATGCAGCTAGAAAAGAAGAAACCGTTTCTACAAATAAACTCAAAGAAAAGCAAGCTTTACTAGACGCGCAAATTAAAACCATACTAGACGAAGTTGGACAGGACGAAAAACTATTATCTGAAGAGAAAAAAGGGCAGCTTGCTACCGCAAGACTTGCGTACACTCAGACAGAAGCTGATATAAATTTACAAAATGAAGCAAATAGATTGGCAGAACTTTCAAGAAAAATAGAAGAAAGAAAGTTAGAGTTTCAAAAAGTACTTAATAAACTAAAAGAAGAAGAGATAGCAAAACAAATTGCATTAAATGAAGCTGCTTTGAGAGAGAAAAGAATTCGTGCAGGATTAGGAGGACAGTTTGGATTTAATCAAGCAGGAGCTGCAGCTGAAGCACAAGCACAGCGACTACAACAAAATATAAATACAGCGATGCAAGCAGAAAAAGCAGCTATTGCTTCAGCAGCAGAAGCTGCAGATGCATACTCAAGCGGACAAGGTACGCGCTCCGGAGCTTTAAGTGCTATTCAAGGTATGACTTCAAGCATAAATGCACGACGACAAGCAGAGCTAGAGTTAGAAATATTTAATGATAGAGGAAATGCTTTAGTTCGAGAATTACAAACTCAACTTGAGCTAACAAATGCTCGTAGAGCAGCTCTTTCTTTAAATCCTATAGAACAAAAATATCAAGAATTTTTAATCAATGTAAAATCTAAAGGCATAGTTTTAACTGAACAACAAAAATCGGCAGTACGAGCGTTAATAGAAGAACAAGAAATTGCAAATCGACTACTAGCGGCTCAAAAAGATATTTACAAGTCAATTGAGCAAGGAATGACTAGTGCGTTTACTTCTATCATTGATGGGACAAAAAGTGTAAAAGAAGCATTTTTAAATATGGGACAAATGATACTTCAAGTTATTGCTAGAGTTATTGCTGAAATGATAGCTTTAAAGATTATACAAACAATAGTTGGGATTGGATCAGTTAGTTCCAGCGCACCAATTCAGTATAACAACGCAGGATCAGCAGTAGTTACCCCAGGAGGGCAAGGAGGTGCCGGCCCTGGAGGAAGATTCTTTAGGTACGGAGGTATTGCGAGCGAAGGATACTCTACAGGAGGAGTAGCAAAAGGCCCTCAAGCAGGGTACCCAGCAATGCTACATGGAACAGAAGCAATTGTACCTTTACCGAACGGAAAGTCAATTCCCGTAGATATGAAAGGTGCCGGGCAACAAAATAATGTTGTAGTAAATGTTTCTGTTGATAATCAAGGCAACGCTACTCAAGATACGCAATCTTCAAATAATGATGCCGGAAAACTAGGGACTATGATTGCAGGAGCAGTTCAGAAAGAGCTTCAAAATCAAAAAAGAGCAGGCGGTATACTTAGCCCAATGGGAGTTTCGTAATGTCAACATTTAGTTTTACAATTGATGCCATAGACGTAAACTCTTTAAAAAATACTTCAGGACAAGCAGCATTCGAAGCTGTAGCTGACAGAGGGCTTCAACGAGCCTCGACACATAGAGTTCTTACGGCAAATTTTGGAGATGGGTACGAGCAGAGAGTTCTTGATGGTATAAATACAAAAAACGATGTTTTTAATATATCGTTCAATAACAGAGAAGCTGCAGACATAAATTTAATTGCTGCTTTTTTTGATAGTAAATCCGGAAAAAACTTTAATTTTACAGTAACCGACAGTTTTAATAGCGGAAATTTATCTAATACAACAATGAAAGTTGTCTGTGATAGTTATAATATAGTCTATAATAGAGAAAATTTTCATTCACTAACTTGCTCATTAAGAAGGGTTTATGAACCATGAGTGACATAATTGATACAGTACAGCTTCAAGAGACTAACGATGCTTTAGTAGTTTTGTTTGATATTACTTTGCCCAGTGGAACAGTTGCACACTTTTTTGACGGACTAGACGATGGTTCAACTAATATTTATTTTCCTAGTAAGACTATATCAGGCTCTTCTTATGAGTTACAAGAATATGTTGCTATTCCAATACAAATAACTGGAATAGAGTCGTCTAGCTCCGGAGCGTCGAACAGACCTACCCTCGGGTTAGCAAATATACCCATTCTCGCAAGAAGCGTTGCAAATAATGAAGACGGTACAAATGATGAAGAAACCATAAGAGATATCCTTTTATCTGAAGGGATAAATACAGCAGAAGATTTATTAAATTCAAAAGTTGTTGTTAGGTCTACTTTACTTTCAAAAACTTTTTCATCTTCAGATTCAAACCCTACAAGTCCGGGAGCAGAGTTTCCCTCAAAGACATACATAATTGATAGAGTAGCTTCTGAAAGTAATTTAATAGTAGAGTTTGAGCTTGCAAGCCCAATGGATATAGAAGGTGTAACATTACCGGGTAGAATAGTTGTTGGACGGTACTGTCCTTGGAGGTATCAAGGTCACTATATTCCTGATGCAAACGGGGACGCTTCAAAAGATGGGGGATGTATTTGGCCTATTGATAGTAATGGCAGATTTTTTGATGAAAAAAATAATGTTATCACAAAAGATATAACTACTATTCCTACTTACAGCTCTAGCATCCAAAACGATGAAAGAGCTATAGGATATAAAACTAAAACAGTTACTAATGGTCACACTCAAATTTGGTCATCAATAAGAGTAGTTCCAGCAGAGGCATCAAACGGTCAATTCAACCCTATAAGTGCTAGAGCATATTGGAAACGTTTAGATGTGTGTGGTAAAACGCTGACTTCTTGTAAAGTTCGTTTTCAAGGAAATAATACAAATAATAATTTAAATACTCGGTACACTTTACCTTTTGGAGGATTTCCGGGGTCAAAACAGTTTAGATGATACACGAAATACAAAAACATTTTGAAAAAGAATATCCGAGAGAAGGATGTGGAATACTTGCAATTGTTAAAGGAAAGAAAGAATGGTTTCCTTGCACAAACGTTGCAGAGGGAAATGAAGAATTTGTAATATCTTCTGAAGATTGGTTTAGTATAAAAAAGAAAGCAGATATTTTTGCAATTGTACACAATCATTTAGATAATGATAATACTGCAAGTACTAATGATATAAATTACTGCAATGCTTTAGGAATTCCATATTATATTTTTTCATACCCTGATATGGATTTAAATGTTTTAGAGCCAAAAGAAAATTTTAATCCTCTTGTAGGACGAGAGTACGAGTTCGGAGTTCAAGATTGCTTTGAGGCTATGAGAGATTGGCTGGCTTCAGAAAATATTATTATAGACAAAAGAGCTTCTTTTGAACAAAATTGGTGGGAAAAAGATTTAGACTATTTTACCGAAGATGTAATAGCTCAATGGGGTTTCAAAAAAGTAGATACTCCTATGAAAAATGATTTGTTAATATTTGCAATAGAAAGCGATAAAGGCAATCATTGTGGAGTATACTTAGGAAATGATATATTTTTTCATCACGCTGAAAATAGATTGTCTTGCAGAGAATCACTGTACCCTTTTTGGGGTCAACATATACTAGGAATATACAGACATGAACCGTAAAGTTTATTTAGAAGGAGAAATCGGACATAAGTTTGGAAAAGAATTTACTATGAATGTAACTTCTTTTTCTGAGGTTATCCGTTGTTTAGATGCAAACTTCTCTGGTTTTAACAAGTACTTAATTGACTCTGATGAAAAAGGTATAGGCTTTATTTGTGAAGTAGCTGGAGCCCCCTTAAAGGACGAAAGAGAGCTACTATTAAATTATTCTGAAGGAGACATGATAATTACTGCAGTTCCGGCAGGTTCTGGAAGAGGGATTGGAAAAGTTATTGCAGGAATTGTTCTTTTATACATTGGGTTTACTGTTATGGGCCCTTATATGAGTACTCTTATGGGTGAAGGAGGATTTGCAGCGCTTACTGCAACAGGGAAGGCGGCAGTGGTAGGAGGAACCCTTGCAGCAACTGCCGGTATCAATCTAGCAATGACAGGTATCGCAGAGATGCTTGCCCCAGACCCTAGTACGGACAACGACCAAGATGAAAGTTACTTATTTCAAGGCACAGGGCAAACTATTTTAGAAGGAGACCCAGTTCCAGTTTTATACGGACAATTAAGAGTTCCCGGCAGACCTATCAGCACTCAAGTTCGAAATGAAAGATTAAATTACTTTGACTTCGGAGACACTCTAATAGAGCAAGTAGACCCAAGCAACCCTAGTCCAGGTACTCCAGAACAGCCTCCTCAAGGACCAAGTGGCCCGGGACCCGGCGACGATCAAGATGAGCACAGTAACATCAATCAAAGTTAAGGAAATATAAATGGCACTAAGTGATATAACTAGAAAACTTCAAGAAAGCGCAGAGCGACAGAGTACTCAAACGTCGGGGTCTACTGCGCAAAATATAAATGTAACAGACTTAATATGTGAAGGCCCAATTAAAGGCTTAGTCGGAGGAGTATCTGGGTTATTTTTAGATGATGTATCTGTAGAAAAAGCATCTTTTAAAGAATTTTCTACTAAATCCTTCTCTGTTAATAGTACTGTTACTTTTTCTGGTACTACAGTAGGTACTGTATCGTCTGATGTATCATTAGAAGGTCTAGGGCTTGGTGCTACGGATAGAAGTGCTCGACTAAAATACTATCAGACAAATGTTACGCTCTCTGGAACAAATAGTGAAACTGATTCAGAGGGTACTTTTCTAGGCACTACGCTCACTTTTCAGGCGTCTTCTGGCCAGCCTTTTAACTCTGGGTGGAATACTTCTACAACAGGATTAAATCAACTTTCTGGTAAAGCTCGAGCCAGAGCAACATTATACCATCCTCAATTAGATCAAGTTTACGGGGGCACTCTCGAAGTTGTAGACCAAGATACTGCTACTTTTTTCTTATACGTAGATGATCCTAGTATTTTTCCTTCTTCAGGTACTTATGAAATAACAGTATATTATACTATTCAAGTAACAAATATAGATGTAGATAATAATCAAATTACTTTAAATGGCACTCCTGCCTCTGGCAGCTATGAACTCTCCTTGACAGCTCAAATTCAAGTCGAAGACGGAGGCAGTGGAAGAATAGAAACTTCAAGTGAAGTAAAGCCTATTTCTAATTTAAATATTGACTTTAGAAAAGGTAAATTAATGCAACCGATGATGAGAAGCATTGGGGGAGTGGGGTCTGCAGTATCTGTTAATGGCAACACAAGCTTAATTAATTTGCCAGAGTTGAAAATGGTAAATCAGGCCACTGCCAATTCCCTAGGAGTCAGTCTAATAAATCTAGACGGTCTTCCTAATACAGACGGTACTGATGAAAAAGCATATCCCGGGAGTCCAGATACTACACTTTTGGCTACCGCGGCAACAATTTTGCCAAGCGCGTCTTTTGGATTAGATACTTCCGCAAAAGTTGTGGAAGCAGATGAGGTAGGTTTTACTATAAAGTACCCTGCGCTACAAGTAATTAACTTACAGTCTGGAGCAAAAGAACAAGCATACTCAAAGTATGTAATGGGTATTCGTTTTAAACAAAACGGCACTTATTCAGACTGGACGAGATTATTCCCTCTTCAAGGCTCTATGATTTCTCATAATGCAAATACAAATGCTCCTATCTCGTTTGACCACGTAATAAGTTTAACAGGGTACCGAAATATGATTGGTGCTTTTGAGGATTTTGAAGTACGAATAGCAAGAATAACTCGACACGTTGGCATGCCTGTTCGTTATGATGGTAATAATGGCGGAGTTACAAATAAAAAGAAATGGCAGCTGTCTGCACAAGCATCTATAGGCTCGTTAAGGGCAGTAATTAAAGATAACTTAAATTATGCGTATAGTGCTGCGGCTTCTGTTACTTTTTCCTCAAAACAAAGATCGTCTATTCCAAAAAGAAGCTATCTTTTACAGGGCAAGCTTCTAAAAGTCCCTAACTCTTATGTACCTAGAGAGTACTCAGATACTGGTATAGCAAAGTATGAAAACTTTTGGGACGGTAATTTTAGAGATACCCCTCTATACACAGATAACCCTGCATGGGTATTTTATGATATTGTAACTAACAATCGTTATGGAGCGGGTCGTTGGATTACAAAAGATGACATTGATAAGTTTGCCTTGTATAGAGTTGCTCGATACTGCGATGAACTTGTAGACGACGGAAAAGAGTACGACTCTACCAGCCCTCTAAAGGTTGGTAATCTTTATAGAATTCATTCAGCAGGAAACACTACGTGGACTGCTATTGGTGCGGCAAATAATAATGTTGGTACCATTTTTAGAGCTACAGATACTACTATAACTGGCACGGGAGTATTATATGGAGTGGAGCCTCGTTTTCGTGCAAACGTTTTCCTTACAAAATCTACAGATGTGTATAAAGTTCTAAAGGACTTTGCTACTATATTTTTAGGTATTTTATACTGGCAAGACAGTAAAATAACTGCTGTTCAAGATGCTCCACAAGACCCTGTTTATAACTTTACTAAAGGTAATGTAATTGATGGTGCTTTTTCCTATGAAACTTCGGGCTCTAGAACTCGAGTTAACCAAGTTATTGTAACTTGGAATGATCCTACAATTAACTATGAGCCCGTTCCTCTTCTTATAGAAGATAGAGAAAGCATTGTAAGAACAGGGAGAATAATTAGTCAAAATGCAGTTGCTTTTGGTGCTACTTCCGAACCACAAGCTATTAGATACGGCAGATGGAAGCTGTGGACTGCTCAAAATCAAACGGAGATAATATCATTTAAAACCTCTCTTGCTGCTCATTATGTAAAGCCTGGAGATATAATAAATGTCCAAGACGCCGATAGAACAGGAGTAGCGTATAGTGGTAGATTAAGTTCCGCAACTTCTACGACGGCTACTTTTGATAGAGAGGTTGCTTTTAATTCAGGATCTACATATGAGTTAAGCACTCTTGTAACAGATCCTGCTGCTTTAAATGCATCTAATAATACTATAACTGTCTATGATAATACTACTCCTACCCCTCAGGCGATAACCTATGCTCGAGGAGAAAAAATAGACTATGCTTGGGTGTACACAGACACAAATAGTGATGGAGAAAGAAATGCCTTTGAGTATACAGCAATCGACACAGAAGAAAAAGCAAGTAACGCATATACTAGTGCTACAGGCAGTCTAATAGCTACCCTGTGGAAACCCTATTCCTATGTAGAAACTCATGACATTACAAATCCAGGAACTACAACTTCTACAGTTACTTTAGCAAATTCTGCAACTTTTGATACTACTCCAGCAGGAAACACTGTATGGGCTCTGAAAGAGACTTCTGGAGGACTAAACGTATTAAGTTCTCAAAAAATGTACAAAGTTTTAAGTATATCTGAAGAAGAGCCTAACCTGTTCGCACTTTCTGCAGTAGAATACTATCACGAAAAATTTACAGCAATAGAAGACGAGTATGAGCTTGGTATACTTCCTACTTCTATTTATCCAGTAGTTGTTCCGGAAGTAATCCCTACTCCTAGTAACTTAAGAGTAATCCTTGCTACCGATTCAAAAAGGCCCGGGGAAGAGCTAATACTAGAGTGGGATGAGCCAGATGCAGAAGATGGATTTATAGTAGGATACGAAGTACTACACAGCTTAGAGGGTATTGATAATCCTATTATTACAGGCAATACTCGAATGGAGTTTAATAATGTAGCGAACGGAGGAGTTGTTTTTAAGGTACGAGCAATCGCTAGTAATAATGCAAAATCAGACTATAAGGGTCTTGAATATGATGTATACGACCCCTATACAGAAAATGTTCCTCGCATGGCAGGAGGCATACCTAAAGGTGCTATTTCTACTGCTCAAGGCGTAATAGATTCTAATAATCATTTTAAGTTTCAAGCAACAAATGCCAGCGTAGCCTCAGTAACAAATCCTTTTATTACTTACACGATTACGGGAACTAAAAACGTTGCAAATATTTCTACAGATGAGGAGTATTATCTTTATTTGGACACTGCAACGCCTTCCCTAAAGTTGTTAGAATATGATTCGACGGCTCTTTCTGATTTACAATTTTATAGGGATGCGGGTACAGGAAATGTTGCAATTACTTCTGCTTGGACTTCTATAGGCACCGTTAGTGTTACCGCTAACTCTAATGAAGTTACGGGAAGTGGGTTTAATAATAATATACAGTTACGAGATGTTTTAAACTTATCAAACTCTACAAACACTTCAAACTCTGATGGCGCCCTAGTGGTTTCTATTGTATCTGATACTAAATTAATTATTGATCGTACTTTTGACACAGCAAAAACAAACATTACTGGATATCGCTCTACTTTTCGTCCGGACTATGAGAATGACTCTATTTTTGCTGAAATCACAAAAACAGGTAGTACAATATCAACAAACAACTTTATTACTTTACGAAGCTCTTCGGATGATGCAGAAGGTACAACAGAAACTCTTGATGACGGTACAATCGCAGTAAAAGACGGCGGTATCAGCGTAGATAAAATTGCAGCAA